AATTCACTCATAAACTCCACATACCAATGAGCACGCTATCGGAATCACTTTACAACGACATCCTACTTCAGTCCGCACAGCAATCACGGGCATGGGATAAGGTTCGGCTCGGACGCTTTACGGGTTCGGGTATTGGAAAACTATTCACGGAGCCACGATCGGCAGCCGACAAGGCTGCTGGAAAACTATCGCAGACGGCCATCACCTACATCGAAGAAAAGTGTATGGAGTTCATTACACAGGAGGCATCCGGTGAGTTTTCATCGAAGTCTACCGATTGGGGCAACGAATGGGAAGAACACGCGCTAAAGGAACTGGCGAAGGCTGTTGAATGTCCGGACGATGATCTCGTACTGAAACCAAATTTCCAAGTCTATAAGGATTATTCCGGGGCATCACCTGACGCGTATCTCAGCTACGGTGGCATGAAGGTAGGTGCGGAGATCAAATGTCCGTTCAATCCGGTAATTCACATGCGACACTCGTGGGTGCTGAATGCGGCAATGCTCAAAGATCACGAGGCCGACTACTACTGGCAGATCCAGGCGAACATTTATTTTCATAAAATGCCGCTGTGGTTATTTGCCTCGTACGACCCACGCCAACCCGAACACCGAAGGCTACACTACTGCGAGATCGAAGCGGTGCCAGCAGACATCGAACTGATGCTCGTCAAACTTGAAGCGGCTGAAGCAATGAAACAGGAACTCATTCAATACTGGCTATCCAAATGACCGAATACATTAAAAAACTCCACGACGAGCGCACTAAGCTGCTGTATTATTTTGCCGAAACAAAACAAGGCAATCACTATGACTACATGCGTAATTTTAAGCGGATGCAGTCTGTGACTAAGAGATTAAAGTCACTTGGGGAACTGCACGGAAATGCCCGCGCGTTCACTGATACGGAGGCACTGCTTCACTCTAGTAATAAGTTATCCGACTGGCGAAATGGTTTGTGTACTGGTGAGAAAAAATGCCATGTCGATGATAAACAAATGGGTGCGTGTACGTGCTGGAATATTTACATATCTAAATGCCTGGATGCAGGAATACACCCATGAAAACAGTACAACCCGAACTTCCCAAATTCCCGCACTGGATCGCTGCAATGTTGATCGCTGCCGGAATAGCACTCGTGTGGTCGATATTTATTGGGTGCTAAACCCCTTCTTTACCGAATGAAAAAGTAAAGATGAAAGTAAAGAAAATACGATTCATTTGTTTAGTAATTAGACAGTTACAAAATGGAAACATTCTACAACACAATCAATCTATCAGGTAACGACTTGACAAAAAGTGTCAAGAAGGCTTTGAGCCAACAGGACAAGATTCTCCTTTTCTTCAAGGCCAACCCGAATAAATCCTTCACCCCGTTCGAAGTCTGTCAAGTGGTATTTAACAACTCATGCCCTGTTACAAGTGTCCGTCGAAGCATCACGAACCTCGAAAATTCGGGTGAACTAGTAAAGCTGAAGGAGCGCAGGAATGGCGGCTATGGTGTACTCAATTATTTGTGGAAGTTGAAACCTTCCGAAAAATTGTTAGTACAGGCTTCTCTTTTTTGATTACTATTGCAACGCTGATTCCGATGAAAAAATTACAAAATACCCCTGTCGCATTGCCTAAACTCCTTTCGGAGCGGGATCAGCCTTTGCGTGCAGGGGTTAATTTTTTTCGGCCATGAAAGAAACATTCATCATACGAACTGAGTGGATGGAGGCAATTTTTGAACTTGATCCAATAGATCAGGCTACCATATTTAGAAATCTTTTCATTTTTCATTCCGAAAACGGTGAGCAAATTATCCTAAATAACCTATCGGTTAAATTGGTTTGGAAGTTAATCGAACCTAATTTGGTTAGGAATATTGATAGTTACGATAAGAGGAGGTTTACATCATCTGAAAATGGATTGAATGGTGGTCGTCCTGAAAAGGTGTTGTTCTCATCTTTTGGGGTGGAAATACCGAGAAATGACGCGGCCTTTCATTTTATCTACCTAATTAAAAATGCGAGAACTGGATTACACAAAATTGGAGAAACAAAAAACATCTTCAAGCGAAGATTAAGCATTAAAGAAAAAACAGAAAACCTATCTGTTGTTCATTTTGTGGAGGTTGAAAAAAGTGTTGCTATAAACGCTGAGAAAAAGGTTCTTGAGAAATTTAATCGTGCGGGAGGTGATTGGTTAGATATTGACAAAGAAGATATTGAAGAGATAATAAACCTACTAAATAACCTAACTGCAAAACCTAACGAAACCAAAGAACCTATCGAAAGCCTATCTGTTATTGTATCTGTTAGTGATAGTGTATCTGTATCTGATAGTGAACTGAAGGATCAGGCGACTGTCGTCGCATCTCAAAAAAAAATAGAGGTACCTGACAATTTTCCTTTCTCTGGTGAGTATGCAAAACAGGCGATGCGCGACTACATTAGGCACCGCAGGGAATTGAAAGTGAAGCCGTATACAAAAATCGGACTCGATAGGGCTATGAAAGAATGGGCGGAATGGGGCGAAGCCGTTTTTATCGAAGCCGTAAACAAAACAATTTCAAAAAATTATCAAGGTATATTTCATCCAAAAGAAAATTACAATGGACACAGTAAAGATCAGCCAAACGCAAACGGTCAAAGAATTACAGGAAGGGTTGAGCCAGCACCCGCAGGAACCGATCCAGGAAAATTTTAAAACCACCCTCACGCAAGAGGAAATGGACGCGGCTATTGCTTCGGCCATGCGGACAAAGGAGGCTGTCGAGCGCAAGGAAAGATATTGGAAACAAGTCATCAATGCACCGCAGCACCCTCGTTGGATAACAGCAGAGGAACTACTTGAAGGTGCAATTCATTTCTCCATTGAGGATAAAAAACCCATCGTTATTGATGATGACAACCGTGAACTTCTTACACTTCTTTCGTGGTATTTTGCTGGTGACAAACGGTTCGAGTCTGCTGCTGAAGGCTATTCTCTTTCAAAAGGTTTGTACATATACGGGGCTGTTGGCATCGGTAAAACATACATAATGAAGTTATTCACCGATATGCAGCGCAAGCCATTCCGCATGAAAGATTGCAGCGATATTTCGGCTGAGTTCAAAAAGGAAGGTGAGGAAGGTATCACGAAGTATTTCCGAGATATTCAGATTCACGAAAGGCATGAATGGGGCCACACAGAGCGCGGATGGTGCTTTGATGATCTCGGTACCGAATCCGATGGCCGGTATTTCGGTAATCAGGTCAATGTGATGGAGCGAATATTTGAAGTTCGATACCGGAATCACGAAAGACTAACCACACACATCATTTCAAATTTAACGGTGAAACAGGTGGAAGAACGCTACGGTGTACGGATACGGGAAAGGCTACGCGAAATGATGAATGTGGTTTATTTCACTGCATCCAAAAGCCGACGCAAGTAATGAACCACCACGAATCAACCCTACAATCCCAATGCGTTCGCTGGTTTCGGTACAACTATCCGCGCATGATCCTGCACTCCATACCAAACGGAGGTAAGCGCACAATCACAACGGCACGGGTGATGAAACTCGAAGGACAGTTGCCGGGTGTGCCGGACTTATTCCTGGCACAGCCATCTGGCACGTGGCACGGGTTGTATATCGAAATGAAGTATGGTAAGAATACGACAACCGACGCGCAGAAAGTGTTGATAGAAAGGTTGATGGGCGCAGGGTATCAGGTGGTAGTATGTTGGACGTTTGATGATTTTAGAATGGCGATTGAAAAGTATCTCACGCCCTAACGATCTGTATGGAATCTGCACCCGTGTACCGACAGTCGATGTGTACCCATGTAGGTGTATCTCTGACATCTTCAAGTGTCGTGATCCATTGTCGTGTAATAAGCATCTCCTCGTTCTGCAAGATGATTGCATGAATCTGTGAAGGGGTTAAACCTTCCACGTGAAAATCGACGCCCCTACCGTATTTATGTTGACTCCACCTTGCGCCCGTTTTGGTATCCGGAACACGAAGGCCCCGCTCCCCGAACTGCCCTCCGTGCCACCAGTTGTTTATGTGAATTGATTTGCCGATGGTATCACGAAGGAACTGCACCGCAAGCACGATCCGAATATCAATCAGTGACTTCGCCTTTTCGCCCCGTGCGGAATATATCTCAGGGCAAATGAACTCGTCGAGGTAAAAATTATCTGTGAGTTTGTGCCGCTTCATTGGCGTGACATTCTGCCTATTGTTTCATCCTTGCTACGGGAACTCTTTGAACTGCCGACGTAATACGCGAATATGCTCGCTCCAATGGACATAACAGAGCCGAAGGACATATCCGCCAGTCGCTGGTTCTCCTCGGGTATGCGGACGAACACCATGACCGCTACCACACCGATTACCAATAGTAATCCGGTCACAACCACAGTACCCATGAGCCAATCACGCTTACCACCGGATGCCCTCATGAACTCAACCTCACGACTACGGGCAGAATCCCGATCTGCGACTTCAGCCTTTAACTCTTCGAGTCCTGTCTGCATGATGATACGCTCCATCTCCAGTTGCCATTCCAACTTATACTTCTGGAACTCCATATCCAGTGCGCGGATTTGTTCGTTGTTCTCTTTATTCCGGTTAAGGAAGTCTCCAACCTTTTCGATTGCCTCCACGCCAGTAATATCACCTACTACGTGCAGGATGTCACCGGCTACGGGTTTAACCTTGTCGCGGACGAACTCCGCGAATTTAGAATCTTTGATTCTTTCGAGAAGCGGTTTTTTTTTGCTGTCGGTACTCATGATTTTGGTATATTTGAGCCGTGCATTGTGTTGGTTAAATTGTTTTAACTTGGGTGGTAGAGGCTCTTTCGGGGGCCTTTACTTTTTAGTCAAAAACGCATCGATGAAACGCTGAACAAATGAACGGTAATTTGTCATCACGTAAATCATAATCCTTTCACCGAGTAATGTTGCCACAGGCGCGATCCAGTAGGATTGCTTTTGCATGCCAGATGAATTGCACCAGACAAGGGATATGTATCCTACAAATACTGATATACCAACGACAGCAACCCATTGAATGAGGGTAAGCTTGCGCTTCATCACAAGTTCGTAGCTGATCTTACCGATAACACCGACGCAGATACTAACGATTGCACCGGATGTTTTGGTCAGAAACGCATGCCATTCTGAATCGGGAACCATCATACATCATTTTCGGTTTATGTGTTTGGAGATTAAGTACACAGCAACGACCTGCGCGATGTTGAACATGAGTAAGTCATTCCATTGCATGACGGTTGGATCAAAAAAGAGTTCGTCCATTGTCTTGCCGATCCAAAGGAATACACAGATAGCCATGAGTTGCCGGAATAATCCGGTAGCCATCATTGTGATGATGCAGAAGGCGAGCGTCCAACAAATGGCATCACACAACATGTAGTAGTTTGTAGCTACAATCTGTTGCTCCTCTGAAGCATTGCCGGAGAAGTGAACGATCATGTGTGACACGACCTGTATCGACACCAGCATAGTTGCCATGAAGTACGTTGCCTTTTTCATCGTCTTACAATATTTCGTGGGCGTGGGCCAACAATCTCGTAATGGGATACACTGGCTGAATCATCAATATAGTTGGAAGTATCCACCTGACAGGAAGTTGCCGCAGTTGCTACCCAGAGTTCAACCGTTGGTGATACAGAAGAGCCGCCTGGTTGTAGCGTGAATGGTGCGCTGGCGTTTGTGTGCTGCTGAATGTAGTTCTTACCATTAAGCAACAGTATCACAATATCATCATCCTTTTTGAAGTTCATTTTTGTCATTTGGTTTTGGTATTAAAATCGCACGGTACAAAAGTAGTTTGGAAAGATTTTCCCGCTTCTGTTTGCGTAACTCGATTATCCGTTTCGATTTCTCTTTCATGGTATTTGACTGAGCCTGATGTTGGTATTGCCGGTACGAGATGAAGCTGTATTACCGTCGCTGATTGAAAAAACCATTGCGCCCTTTACCGATGTGCGCGGTGATCTCTCCGGCCACGTGTTGGATGAATATTCGGGGAAGCTGGCGGAGTTGGCGCAGAGGTAGTCGATCATGCGTTGTGTGTAGTACTGCGCATTCGTGCGCGCCCTGTCGATCATGTCCTTTGATACCTGGTCTGTCACCGGCTGCGAGTCCTCAGATATACGCTGCACGAGCGTACCGTTGTCAATCTTATAGGTGAGGTATGGCAACAGTTCGACAGATGACCACCATACGATTGCCTTTGCGCAATAGCTGTCGCGGAGTAACAAGTATGGGTTGGCGATTGTACCCGCATCTGTGTCCGTCTTCAGCTTGGTCATAAGATCATCACCGAGATATGGTTGAACCCACTTATCCTGTGCGATGTACATGGCTGCCTTTATGAAGTTATCATCCACCGCCTGATTGATGGCGGTCAGCTTCTTCACATAGTCCACATTGATGAGTAATATTTCTGCTGGTACTGCCATTGGTTATGGGTATTTAAGTGAGCCGCGAGTCGGTGTTTTGATTGGCGCAATACTTTCAAATCCTTTCTGGGGCACAAATGGAACATTCGCAACACGAATATCATTCTTCAGTCCGTCGTTTGGCAGAATCTTTCCGTTTGCATCCCGCTTGCGGAAATAGATTTGCCGCTTCCAAAAATGATGGCAATACACACCGCCTTTCCATGCGAAAATATCGTATGTCGTTTGTCCTTCGGGTGCGAATTGTCCGTTCACACCTGCATCGCCCATTGCCTGAATATCCTCGTATCGGAAGACCTTACCTGCTGCCGATAACGCTACCATGCGCTTGCAGAACTGACGTGAATCGTCTGCAATATTTTGTGAATAGGCATACCGGAGTTTGTACAGACCGGAATCGCCCCATCTGGATTTCTCGTCTCCATTGGCGTAGCTGCCCTCATTAGCAAGGGATAACATCATCAGGCGGCTGACACTCGACTGTTCATCTTCGTGGCTTCCTGCGGCTTCACATTCGCTCACCAGTTCCCATTCATCGTTGTCGATGACCTCTCCGGAGTCGGATAGTTTGGCGATCCATTTCTCCTCATCCTCTGCCGATGGATTGCGCACGGCTGAAAGCTGTTGCTGCGCAGGTTGTGGCGCGGGTGTAACTGTTACCTCGATTGGGGTATTTGGAATGATGGTAATCTCTGCCGGGGTTCCGTTTTTTTCCAGTATCATTTCAACTGCGCCAGTTATCATGCGCTGCTTTGGTTCGATGACCTGAGTGATGAATATCTGAAGGCCCACCTTCATTTCATCGGTATTGCTCGATAGGCCATTACCCGAATCAGCTACCCCGAACAGTCGAGGAGTAGTAACGCGATGCCCGATAAATACGCCCTGCAATGCCTGACGATAGGATAAATCGAGGTAGGAAGTATTTGCGTCCGTCATCGGGAATGATACGATCTCAGGAGCATCCACACCCGATTCATTGAAGGTCACAATGTGCTTTCCTGTGTTCTTTGCACCGGATAATTGCTGCGACCATTGACGCTTCAATTCATCCTGTTCTTCGGGCGTTGGTATTCCGTTTTTGAAATTGATGATGTGCGACGGGAACAGACCGTTCATGTATGAGTTGACATTGTACAGAGCAATCTGGCGCAATGTTTCAATGTCATTTATTGCAGGCCAGTAGTCCGGTTTTGGATAGATGTCTGTACCGGCTTCATTGAATACATAAAGAGCCTGTGACGCGTGTTCAGTCCATTCCTTTGTGAATAGTGAAATATAGCGTGGCTTGTTGCGCTCCTTTCTTGTATTGGCCCAATCCCGTGAATACCATACTCCGTTGATCTCGTCTGAATCTTTATCGTATGAGAGCCGTACATTGGCGAATGGCAGCCTCTTCACCATTGCGACGCCTTTGCGATCCACTGTATAAATGACCTCGTAATAGAATCCACCCTGTACCTCCTCATCACTTGCAACGCCCGGAAGAGATTCATTGAGATTCAATCTTTCAATCTCAGGTGATCCCTGTAACCCTTTCCCTGCGATCATGTCCGTGATCGACTTCACAAGTGATCCGTGTGCGGGTGCTGATTTAGTCAGCTCGTCGAGGTACAACGGGAACATATTTCGGTCACCGTACCTGATCCATCCTGAGTTATCCGGTATCTCTTTGGTAGAGACCGGAGTGTACTGCTCTAAGTTGAGACTGATTATATTACTGGTCGGGCTGGACATCGTCTGGAACTGTTGTATTTGTGGTGCTAAAATACTCAGTTGAATCGGTCAATGAGCATAGTCCGCGCTCAATTAATCCAACAACCACCGCGTCATTTGGGTTGGTGTTTACTGCTGAGTTCTGTCCGTATACCTCATACCGATACCGGCCTGAGTTGTTGAGTCCAACGGTTGTGATCTGAAGCTGCGTGTAACGTTGATTGTCTTCTAAAATCGTTGCTACTTGTGCAAGGTCGAGACCTGATGCAACAGCATTTTCTTCACGCGTCAGAATGATAAGGTAGTCGGTGAAGGTCTCACTATAATACTGTCGCCCCTCGTCGAGCGTGAGGTAGATTGTTTGCGCTGCGGTATCTGTTATGAGGTTTATCATTTTACAAAAATGGCGGCCACAAATGAGCCGCCATCTTCACTTAAAAATCAATCGCTATTTACGACGCTCCATTGTAGGCAGGTGAAACCGTAATGTCTGGGAAGTTGTCGAACGGTGTAGTTGTGTAGTCTTCGAGGTAGTCTGCTGGTACCGGCTCGTCAGCAGTCAGCGTAAACTCGTAACCTGAGAAGTCACCAAGTCCTGCACCCGATCCCCAGTTTCCTGCGGACAAATACAATCCCTGTTGACGGCCAAGAACGACAATCTTGTCTGCACCTGAGCGCGTGTACAAACGGATAAATGCAATCACTTTCGCTTGTGCCAAAAGGTTAAACTCCTGACGCTTCAATGCGGTCAATCCAGCAATTCTGAATACTCCTGATTGCGCGAAGTAAAGTGTACCGTTCTCCTGTGATGGTGTTGGCACCTCACCGAATACGAGCGAATTTTTTACCGGCACATACCTGTAGATCGTAGCCGTTGGTAGTACGTCAATCTGTCCGTAAGTACCTCCAAGTTCAATCCCGTCCTCGAAGTATGACCAGTTAGCGAGGAGAATCTCCTTTGCGCCACCGATACCATCGAGACAGTCTGTTGTAAAACCTTGCGTGAGTAAACAAGCCATGTTGTTTGTGAGTATTATTAAGGGGGGTTATTCACCCCCCGAATGATTACGAGATACCTGGAGCATACACGGCAATCTCATTGCTCATGCCGTACTGAACGCCTGCGAAAAACTTCGCAGAGAAACGCACGTTTTCTTCAGCCCATTCGCCCATGTCAACGAGTTGAATGTTGTTCCAATCGCTGAGCAAGTTTGTACCGAACCACAGGTTCGACTTCTGCGCGAATACCATGCTGTTGGCTGGCATACCCGGACACACCACGATGGTGTACAATCCTTGATATGTCTTCGGTACTTCCGGGCGGACTGGCTGACGCCATCATCGCCAACATGCTTGCCGGTATGGCGCAGAAAAACG